GGAGTTCCACCGCCACTCTCTCCCGAGGTCTTCTTTCACCACCAAACGACTCGATAAAGCATGAATAGCCACGCAGAAGACTCGAAAGGTACAGAGACGGCTCAAATGGTCTCAGATCGGCTCACATCGGCTACCGAGAGAACTACAGGACTCTATCTAGGCTCTCCGACTCCCAGAATCCACTCTAAACTCGTCGATTTACCCTCACGCGGACAAGAATTGATCGACTTCGCGGAAAGTATCAAGCTCCCGCTTCTACCTTGGCAGAAGTTCGTCGCCATGGAAGCTCATCGCGTGAAGCCAGATGGGAGATGGCACAGCCCGCTGGTCTGCGTCGTCGTAGCGAGACAACAGGGTAAGACTACGCTTATGAAAGTCCGAGCCTTGGCTGGTCTGTTCTTATGGGAGAACGGACTCCAGATCGGAACAGCTCATCGACTTACGACATCGCTGGAAACATTCCGAGACATCGTTAACATGATCGAAGAGAACGAACATCTGGCCAGACAAGTCAAGCGAATCCGCTGGGCGCATGGATCAGAAGAGATTGAGCTTAAATCCGAGTTCGGCGGCGGTCGGTACATGGTTAAAGCTGGCGGTTCAGCTGCTCGCGGTATCTCCAAGCCCGAGACTGTCTTCGTGGACGAGACCCGAGAGCTTAAAGACGAATCGACGTGGGCTTCTCTGCGCTACACGATGATGGCCGCTAAGAATCCGCAGCTCTGGACACTCAGTAACGCAGGAGACCAACACAGCCTAGTTCTTAACGCGCTACGCGAGCGCGGAATGAGCGCGGCTAAAGGTGACGACATCGCTTACTATGAATGGTCATCGAACTACGAGAAGATCGACGACACTCCCGCATTCTGGAAAGGTGCGGCGATGGCTAATCCAGCACTCGGCCACACAGTACACATCGATAACATTCGGGCTGTTCTTAACGATCCGCCAGATGTCGTAAAGACGGAAGTCCTATGTCGCTGGGTCGCTACGATCTCGGCGGCTATTCCAGCCGAAGAGTGGAATCAGTGTGGAGAAGAAGGCTTAGAGCTTGATCCAGAGAAGACGACTTGGCTGGGCATCGACGTAAGTCCGAATCGTCGCGATGCCGCATTAGTGGCCGCCCAACAAATCGACGACGAGAGATTCTTCGTCAAGCTCTTACACACTTGGCATAATCCGATAAACCTTGACGATAAAGCGATCGCGAACGACATCGCTCCTTATGTCAAACAGTATCCAGTCGAGACAGTGGCTTATTCTAAGAGAACGGCTTCGGCTATAGCTGCGCGGTTAGTTCCCGCTGGGATTCCGATCTCAGACATCGACGGCGCACTCTATGGCCAAGCTTGCGACGAATTGTTAGGAGCGATCACATCGAAAAGATTACGTCACGATCCAAAACAGACAGAGTTATCCAAGCAGATCTTATCAGCTGCGAGACTTCCGTTCGGAGATGGTGGGTGGACTATCGGGCGGAGAGCTTCTCAGTCGACTGTCTGCGCGACGGTTGCGACTGCCTTAGTCACGCATTACGCGACACGCCCGCCGATGGATCTTGACATCATGGTCGGATAGATGTAAAGGCTTCTCTAGAATTGCGGCATGGGATTATTCGATCTATTCGTTCCGACGGTTAAAGCTGCGTCTGCAGAAGCTTCGATCACCATAGAAGCAGCCGAGTCGCTTTACCCTGTAAACACTCTTAACTCTCTCGGCGGCTATTACATTATGGGTAATCAGACCGCTACTCGTACCGAAGCGATGGGCGTCCCAGCATTAGCTCGCGCGCGTAACATAATCTGTACGACTCTCGGATCTTTCGAGATGCACACTCGCAACATCGCAACAGGCGAAAGAGTGCAACAGCCAAGAGTTATAAATCAGCCAGATCCGCGAATCGCTGGCTCTGCGTTCTGGTCATGGTTAGCAGAAGACATTCTGTTCTATGGTTACGGATACGCGCGTGTAATGCAACGCTACGCCGACACTGGTCGCATTCAGGCGATGGAAAGAATCGATCCTCTTCGCGTAACTGTTCAGACTAACGGCAACGGAACAGAGATCGACGCTTATGCAGTCGATGGCCTTTACATTGATCCAAGCGAATTAGTCGTCTTTACTGGACTCGACGAAGGAATCTTAAATCGCGCTGGCCGCACTATCCGCGCAGCTTCCGCGTTAGAAAAAACAGCGTATGACTTCGCGATCAATCCTAATCCGCAGACAATCTTAAAGAACTCTGGCGTAGCACTTCCGAAAGATCGTGTAGCTGCACTCGTCGCAGCATTTAAGAATCGTACTTCTAAAGCTGTTACATTCTTAAACGGCGATGTATCTATCGAGACTGTCGGTTACGATCCTAAGAACTTACAGCTTAACGAAGCTCGCGGTTATTTAGCCCTGGAGTTATGTCGCGCTGCCGGTCTTCCAGCTTACTTCGCAAGTGCAGAGCCTAATAGCTTTACTTACTCGAATGCAGTTAGCGAACGTCGTTCGTTAGTAGATTATTCGCTGCGTCCGCTTATGACATGTATCGAGCAACGAATGAGCCTTAGCGATTTTACTCCACTAGGACAAGACGTTAAGTTCGATCTAGACGACTTCTTGCGTGGCAATCCTTACGAGCGCGCGCAAGTTTACGAAATACTTAATCGAATCGGCGCGATGTCGATCGAGGAAATCCGCGAAGAAGAGGATCTACTTCTATGAAAATCACTACACCAATGAACATAACAGCGGCAGATTCTAACTCTCGCACTATTAGCGGGCGTATCGTCGCATTCGAGGAAGCCGCTAACGCTTCTACTGGAAAAGTAATCTTCGCTAAAGATTCTATAAAGCCAGCCAGTGTAAAACTTAATTTAGAACATGATCGCACTCGTCCAATCGGAAAAACTATGGACATGACACTAAACGAAGATTCGATCGACGCAGTCTTTAAGATTACAAACACTACAGCGGGAACGGACGCGCTTACCGAAGCGATGGACGGACTTCGCGATGGATTCTCCATCGAGTTAGCTGTAGACGATTACATTATGCAGAAGGACGGAACTATGCGCGTTCTTGCTGGAGAATTAACTGGCGTCGCACTCGTTACCGAGCCAGCGGTTAGATCCGCTCGCGTTAGCGAAGTCGCAGCAACAGAAGGCGAAGAAGTCGCCGAAGAACTTTCCGATTCCACAGTGGAAGAGGAAGTAACACCAACAACAGAAGGAGACGAAGTGGACAACACCGTCACAAACGCGGAAACCGTCGAGACGGTCGAAGCTGCTCAGTCAACAACAGCCGCAGCGAAGCCAATCGTAGGCGGATCATTCACCAAGCCACGCTTAGAGTTCACAGCTGCTAAGTATGTCGAGAACACTATTCGCGCAGCGATGGGCGACGATTCAGCTCGCCAGTATGTTCTCGCGGCAGACAACACAACAGATAACGCGGGACTCGTTCCTACTCGCCAAATGGCAGAAGTAGTAAACGGACTCTCAACACTTATCCGTCCATCAATCGACGCAATCTCTCGCGGAACACTTCCAGACGCGGGCATGAGCTTCGAGATTCCGAAAATTACAGTAGCTCCTACTGTTGCAGTAGCTAACGAAGAAGCTGCATTCTCAGAGACAGATCAGAACTCAGCTTTCATTACTGTTCCAGTAAAGAAGTTCGCTGGACAACAGACATTCTCTGTCGAATTGCTAGATCGTACTTCTCCAGCATTTTTCGAGGAACTAATCCGCAACATGGCAGCAGCTAAGGCCAAGGCCGAGAACGCTTATGTCTCTGGACTTATCTACTCAACAGCTACAGGCGACGCAACAACTACAGCAACTTATCCAACAGCTGCCGAGCTTCTCGGCTTCGTAGCTCGCGGTGCTGCTTCTGTTTACTCTGCTACAGCTGGACTTCCTAATGGGTTCGCTCGTAACATCATCATGGGAACAGGCCAGTGGTCTAACGCGATGACACTAAACGACGCTGGGCGTCCAATTTATTCAACAGTAACTAATCCAATGAATCAAGCAGGATCGGCTACACCTACTTCGCTTCGTGGAACTGTTGCAGGACTTGATCTATTCGTAGATCCATCACTAGCAGCAACAGACGTCGACGGTTCTATGTTGATCGTTAACCCAGACGCTTTCACATGGTACGAGGGACCTACTTTCCGCCTACGCGCGGACGTAATCGCTTCTGGCCAGATTACTGTCGGCTACTACGGTTACGGCGCACTAGCGACCAAGATCGCAGCTGGCGCGTTCCACAATAACAAGGCGTAATCCGAATAAATCGATCATCGCCTAGTTCGCTCCCGAGCTAGGCGAGCAGTAGAAGGGAAGGGCTAATGCCTAACATCATTACAGCTTCGCAGCTAAGATCCGTCTTAGGCGTTAGCTCTTCTCTCTACGACGATAATTATCTAAACGACATAATCGACACCGCAGAACAAGCGATTCTCCCGCTGCTTATTCAGAACTCGACGGCTGTAATCGAGTACGAATTAAAAGATAACGTAGCGATCTTCTACACTCGACGCGTTCACACTTTCGTCGTAGGACAGTCGATCGTCGTAACTGGTCTTCCAGCTCCATTTACAGCCACTCACACTCTTACAGTAGTTACAGACAGTTCGTTCTCCGCAGCTCTTACGAGCGCAGACGTAACTCGTCGCCAGATCATTCCGAACGGAATAGCAACTCTTAGCGGTTATTCAGCTGCGACTCTTTACGTCGGTAACTCGTCCATCGAGTCAGCCATCTACGCCGTATCTATCGAAGTCTTCCAATCTCGCACAGCTGCGGGCGGTCAGATCGAAGGTCTCGACTTCGCTTCGAGTCCCTATCGCATGGGACGCAGCTTGTTAAATCGCGTCGTAGGCCTCTTAGGCAATTACATCGACGTCGACACGATGGTCGGATAATGACAGCCAGCTCGATCTTAACTAGCGTCCGAACTCCACTAAAGACAGCGATCCAAGGAGTAGCGGCTAACACTTACGATTCCGTTCCAGAGTCGCCCATCGTTCCGTTCGCTGCAATCGTTCCGAACACACCTTATCTACAGCCGAGCTTCTTGGGTAAAGGTAATGTCAAGCTAAAGGTTAATTTAGTTATGACTGTCGGCGTAGCGATCTACGATAATCAGAGCGCGCTCGATAACATCGAGAAGCTCGTAATTAGCATTCTGGCGGCTATACCGTCAGGGTATGAAGTCGGAGACGTATCGAATCCGATTCCGTTAAACATAGGCGCGTCAGAGATTCTCGCTTGCGAGATTCAGCTGTCCACTTACTACACTCAAACAAACTAGGAGATAGACCATGGCCACGACCGTAATTACAGGGCGCGATCTTTCGGTTACGATCGCGACCAAAAACTATAACGAGCAAGCGACAAGCGCGACACTAAGCGCAGACGTCACCATCGACCGCTACGACACACTTTACGCTCCAGCGTATAAGTCAGTCGATAAGCAGTGGACTTTCGATGTCGAAATGCTTGCAGACTGGGGCGCAACAGATTCACTCTGTGAAGCTCTATGGTCTGCGGCAGAGACAGCTCCTAACACTGTTCTAGCTGTATCTATGACAGCTGTTACAGGCGCAGTCTTCGCGTTTAATGTTCTTCCAATCTTTCCAAGCGTGGGCGGAACATCTCCAAGCGCGCAGACTGTTAGCATGAGCTTTACAGTCGTAGGAACACCTACAGAGACATTCAGCTAAGAATAAGAATCGGGAGCAACTATGAAAACAGAGCTAGAAGTTACTTACATCTCGGGAGAGGTCGCGACATACGTCGCGGCTAATCCCGAGTGGGTAAAGTGGGAACGAAAGTTCCAGACAACAGTAAACGAAGCAGAATCTAAGCTAGGACTCGAAGGTCTTAACTTCTTGGCTTATCACGCCATGAAGCGAGAAGCTGGCGGGAATCCTGTCAAGCCTTACGAAGTCTGGGTCGAGACTGTGGAGTCAATTAACACGAAGCAGTCAGTCCCAAAAGCTGGAGCGTCGGAAGCTTAAATCGGATCTTAATCGAGGTCGCTATAGCGACTCGTATTCCGATGAGCGAGTGGAAGACGGAAGAAGATTTACTTACGGCGATAGAGATCTTGGAGAGGCAGAATGGCAGGTAAAAAGGGCGTCTACTCGATAGAGGTCGAGCCAGCCGCGCTTAAAAACTTAATCCAGACGCTTAATCTTCTAGATAAAGAAACACAGAACGAGATCCGCGACGCAGCTCTTCCATTATCGAAGCGTCTAGCGGGTCAACTTATGATGTTCTCCCAGAGCGCGCCAGCTCCACAGACGAAGCTCGTAGCTCAGACGATCGTCGCTAAACGAGATCGACTTATCCGCGTAGACATCGGCGGCTCTAAAAAGGTCGGTCGTAAATACGGCGGAGAAGCTTCTAAGAGCGGTAAAGGTAATAAAGTCCGACAGGGTGCAGCTCCAGCGGGCGCGTTACTATGGGGAACAGAATACGGCGGCGGTCGTGGTACGGACTCAATCGGTCGAGCTTATACGGATCGCTTTAAGGCTCCGCGTAATAAGCGCGGGTACTGGATCGCTCCAGCTGTTGACTATTACACGCCAATCGTCGCGAAAGAATACATCGATCTTATTCAGGGCGTAATTAAGAAAGCGGGTCTCGACTAATGGCTGGCATTCCAAAAGTAAAGATAACTTTCGACGCCGACTTCGACGAACTAAAGAAGGGCGTTAAAGGCGCGCAGAATGAAGTCGAGGGCTTCTCGTCTAAAATCGGTAAGTTCGGCAAGGTAGCCGCCGCAGCGTTCGCCGCTGCTACTGTTGCAGCTGCCGCCTATGCTGGAAAGCTTCTGGTCGATGGCGTTAAGTCAGCGATCGCAGACGAAGCAGCTCAGAAGAAGCTCGCGACATCTTTACAGAACGTCACTAAAGCCACAGATTCACAGATTAAAGCTGTAGAAGAACAGATCACTAAGACCTCACTTCTTACAGGACTAACAGACGACGAATTACGTCCGTCGCTAGATCGACTCGTTCGCGCTACGAAAGACGTCCAGAAAGCCCAAGAACTCCAAGCTGTAGCGATCGACGTCGCCGCGGGCAGCGGGAAAAGTTTAGAAGCTGTTACTAATGCGATGGCTCGCGCAGCCGAGGGCAACACGACCGCTCTCGGAAAGCTCGGAATCGGACTTACTTCGGCGCAGCTTAAAACTATGTCGATGGAAGAGATTACGGCTTCTCTGGCTAAGACTTTCGAGAATCAAGCTTCTAAGCAAGCCGACACTTTCCAAGGAAAGATGGCGCGTCTTACTGTTGCATTCGACGAGGCTAAGGAGACAGTCGGCTCTTATGTCCTAGACGCGATCACTCCGTTAATCTCCAGCTTCGTCGATAAGGGAATCCCAGCTATTCAGAAGTTCGCTTCTGGATTATCCGTAACGCTGGGGCCAGCGTTTACGGCTATCTTTAAGGTCATTCGCGACGACCTACTTCCGATCTTGACTTCATGGTGGAAGTTCTTAGCGTCGGACATAATCCCAGCAATTACTTCGATCGTGAAGCCTATTCTCGAAGGACTAGCTTCTGCGTTCGGAACTATTAGAAAAGCAGTATCGGCTAACTCCGAGGAGCTTGCTCCGTTCTTCTCACTTCTAAAAGGAATCTGGAACTTTATTAAAGACTATCTAGCTCCGATCCTTGGCGGCGCGTTTAAGTTAGCTCTACAGGGAATCGGAACTTTAGTAGGCGGACTCGTTACAGCATTCTCTAAGTTCGTAGGATTATTAACTTCGATCTATAACGGCGCTAAGCGAGTAGTCGATTTAATTAAGAATAATCCGATTACTAACTTCTTCGATGGCGGAGCTAAAGGCTTAAAGGCCAGCGTAAGCTTCGAGGAAGAGCCAAGCGGGGACACTGGATTCCCAGTCGATTCGAGCGGATTCCAGACTGGAACGCCTACATCGGTGTTCGCTCCGTCTGCGGATTCTCCTACCTTTACAGGCGCGCCGCTGTCTGCTTACTCTCCAGCTATGCAAGCGGCGATCTTACGTCGTGAAGAAGTAAAGGCGGAAACGGAAAGATTACGGAATGCTCGCGAAGCAGCTGCGGCAGCCCGAGAAGAAGCTACTGGCGGAAAGTCAACAGCCGAAAGAATTACGATAAACATGGGAATCGTCGGAGATCCAGAAGGTGCAGCTCGCGCGGTGGTCGACGTTCTGAATCGATCCGCAGCTCGCGGCGGCGGTGGTTATACGAGCTTGGTTAACGTGTAATGAGCCTCTGGACTCCCGAGTGGCAGGTAACGATCAACGGCGGCGGAAACTACACGAATCTAACGCTGGCTAATCTTACGATTACTTCTGGCCGAACAGACATCTATTCGCAGCCTAGAGCTGGTTACTGTTCTGTTCAGATTCTTAATCTGGACGAATCTCCTATCCAGATCGACGTTAACGATAACGTCTTAATCAAGGTTAAAGATTCGACAGGGGCTTACGTTAATCTCTTCGGCGGCGACGTTACAGACATCGAAGTCTCGGTCGTCAATAGCAGCGGATCACAGTCGAATCAGATTATCCGCGTAACAGCTCTCGGAGCTTTATCGAAGCTTCCAGTTAGCCTTACAGAAGGCGTCTTAGCTAAAGACTTCGACGGCGATCAGATTTACGCAGTGCTAGAAGATCTTCTACTTAATAACTGGAACGAAGTCGCTCCCGCTGTAACTTGGGCGGCTTATGATCCGACTACGACATGGGCAACAGCCGAGAACGTAGGACTGGGAGAGATCGATCGCCCTGGGGATTACGAACTCACAGATCGATCAGCTTCTACGACCGACATTTACACTTTAATAAATCTTCTTGCCACTTCCGGACTTGGCTACATCTACGAAGATTCTTCTGGTCGTATCGGGTACGCAGACAGCACTCATAGATCGCAATACTTGGCGGCTAATGGCTACACAGAGATTTCAGCCCAGCAAGCTTTAACATCGTCGATCTCTACTATTAAGCGAATCGCAGACGTTCGCAATAAGGTAACGATCCAGTATAAGAACGGACAGGAAGCTTCGGCCAGCGATACCCAGTCGATCGGAATCTATGGCCAGCAAGCCCAAGCGATCGCGACATCTTTAGAAAAGACTGTCGACGCGGAATACCAAGCAGACTTCTATCTAGGTCTTCGAGCATTCCCACAGGCACAATTTCAAGCTATTACTTTCACACTTGGAAACAGCAACATTGACGACGCAGATCGCGACGCGCTTCTGGGTGTCTTCATGGGTCTACCGCTGGACATAACTAATCTTCCGCCGAACATTCTTCTGGGACGCTTTCAGGGCTTCGTCGAAGGGTGGACATTCTCGGCGGGAGTTAATCGTCTCGACATCACTCTTAATCTCAGTCCGACGGCTTTCAGCTTACAGTCGATGAAGTGGGAGAACGTGAGTGTCGCCGAAACTTGGAATACTTTATCTCCTACACTTGACTGGAATAACGCGACAGTAGTCGCATAAAGGAGCAATAAATGGCCACGAGTCCTCTGTTCGGCTGGGAAGAACCCGACGACGTAGATTTAGTTAAAGACGGCGCAGCTGCTATTCGCACACTGGGCAACGCTATCGACACGTCGATGGGCGATCTTCTGGGCGGTACTTCTGGCCAAGTTCTATCGAAGAACTCGAACACGAACATGGATTTTACATGGGTAACTCCAGACGACGCTAACGCGATCCAGAACGCCATCGTCGACGCTAAGGGCGATCTCATCGCAGCAAGCGCAGCCGATACTCCAGCGCGTTTAGCTGTCGGCAACAACGGCGAAACACTCGTAGCAGATTCTTCCGCTTCTGTCGGACTTAGATACAGCGCAACACCAAGCGCATCTAATCCAGTCTTAAACTCAGCAATGCAAGTGTGGCAGCGTGGCACTTCATTTACTATTTCAGGATTAACTAATTACACAGCCGACAGATGGCAAGCCTATACTGGTGCGGCTGGTATGACAGTCACACGACAAACCACAAGTGACACAACTAATCTGCCTAACATCCAATACTGCCTAAGAGCAGCGAGAGACTCTGGTAATTCGGGAACTGCTGCTCGTTCAGTTTTCCAAAGTTTTGAGTCTGTTAATTCAATTCCTTTTGCTGGCAAAACAGTTACAGTTTCTTTTTATGCTCGCAAAGGTGCAAACTTTACACCAACGACTTTTCTATTTCAGTTAATTTCAGGAACAGGTACAGACCAAAACATTATTCTTGGCTATACAGGTCAGACAGATGTAATTAGCCAAAGCACAACGCCAACAACAACTTGGGCAAGGTATTCCTATACTGGAACAGTTCCAACAAATTGCACAGAACTTGCACCTTATTTTTCTTGGTCTCCTACTGGAACGGCTGGGGCTGCTGATTTCCTTGAACTGACAGGTGTTCAAATAGATGTGGGGAGTGTTGCATTACCTTATCGAACAAACTCGGGAACAATCCAAGGAGAATTAGCCGCCTGTCAAAGATACTATCAAAAATCCTATGACCAATCCGTTACACCTGGAACATCAGGCAGCGTAGGACCATTGGCACCAAATGCCACAGCAGCGGTTGCCACCAGTAATCAGTTTCACTCGACTGTGTTTCCAGTAACAATGCGAACTGCACCGACTGTAACAATTTATGGTTGGAGTGGTGGAGTTACAAAAGTAGCGGATGGTGGCGGTACGGATTTAGCCGCTAATTCTGGAACGGCAACAAATCCAGGTATGAACGGTTTTCGTATGGTCAACACTTCAGGCGGAAACATCACACCATCTTTTGGTGGATTTCTTTATCACTATGTAGCAAGTGCGGAGTTATAAAATGCAAAAATACACTTACGAAATAATTGAATTACCACTTGGAAATGTCTTACTTAGGTCTGACGGGGCTTGTATTCCTTTTGACGAAGCCAATTCAGACTATCAACGCTATCTAAACCCAGAAGCGGAACACTTCACACCGAAGGTAGCGGCCGAATGAAGTACCCAGTCGGAACAGCTGCGGCAGTCGTCGAAGTAGCACTGGCCGAAGTCGGCACAGTCGAAGAAGGCGATAACTTAACCAAGTACGGAAAGTTTACGAAGGCCGACGGTTTACCATGGTGCGGATCGTTCTGTAACTGGGTATTCCATACAGCGGGCGTAAAGATTCCGTCGATGGTCTCAACAGCTGCGGGCGCGCACAAACTTAAAGAAGTAAGTCGCTTCGTAACTGTCGAGCCTAAGATCGGCGATCTTGCATTCATGGACTTTCCACATGACGGCGTCGATCGTATCTCGCACATCGGAATCGTCGTAGGCGTTAAGTCGAAGTCGGTTATCACTATCGAAGGTAATACTTCGGGAACTGGCGATCAGCGTAACGGCGGAATGGTCATGATTAAAGAGCGGGCATTCGGGAGCGGTAAAGAGATCGTAGGTTTCGGACGTCCTAAGTTCGTGGCTTATGCTGGCGATTATCCAGTCGTCGAAGTACCTACTCAGTCGGCAGCGAAGCCGAAGATCAAGGAGAAGAAAGATGGAAAACTTAAAAGCGTTACTCGCAAGCTGGGCGCGTAGCTTCTTAGCTGCGGGTATTGCGGTTTACATGGCAGGAGTGACAGATCCTAAAGCGATTCTTACAGCTGGCGCGGCCGCTGTTCTGCCTGTCGTTCTGCGATGGCTTAACCCTAAAGATTCAGCGTTCGGGTTACAGGGGAAGTGACTCGGGTACTACTCGCGGGAAGTCTGGCCTTAGTCCTTTCGGTCGGGCTTTCCGCTTGTGGTTATCAGGGCTGGATTCGCTATGAATGCCAAGAATACGAGAACTGGCAAAAGCCAGAATGTCAAGAGCCGCAGTGTATCCCTACTGGAACATGCACTAGCGACGTCCTTGGAGAAGAAGCTCCACAGCCCATCGCGACGCCGTAGTCCAGAAGACGTCCACGCGACTCTCATTCTTATAATCGGCTCTACGTTAGCCGCTGTCTTCTTGATCGTAACTCTCGGCATTACTTACGCGCTTATCTTCGTTACGCAGCCGATCGGTAATCAAGCTCCAAACGACGCGGCATTCATCGACTTATTAAAGACGTTAGCGATCTTCTTAACTGGATCATTAGGCGGAGTTCTGGCGGGTAATGGATTAAAGTCCAAGCCGAAAACACCAATCGACACGCCGACAGCTACGCGGGAATCTTGACCTATGCGCGTTCTTGCTTCACTCTTTACATAGGGAGCGCGAACGTCGTTCCCAGTATCGGGAGCAATAATGAACGAATTATCTATCGTGATCTTCATGCTAATAGCTGGGATCTTATGGGCAGCGATGAGCTACTCAGTCGGTTATCGAGAAGGCCAGCGCGAAGGCTTTAAGCGCGGTCGAGCTGTATCACGTCACGCAGCTAAGGACGTGCGCTAATGAGCTTCTTAGACAATTACGAAGACGTCGCCGCGAGAATTGCCCGCCTATGGGCTACACACCCGACAGCTAGAGTCCAGACGAACATCGTGGACTTTAACGCAGAGAAGGGTTATGTCCTTATTCAAGCGATGATCTTCCGCGAATACGAAGACATCAATCCGTCAGCTACAGATTACGCATTCGGTAACGTGGCAACTTATAACGTCAACATGAAGAAGTTCTTCGTCGAGGACACTGTTACGTCCGCGATCGGTAGAGCGATCGGTCTACTACTGGGAGCAGATAAGCGTCCTACACGTCAGGACATGGAGAAAGTCGAGACGATTAGCGCGAAGGTAGCTAACTCAACGGCCGACGATTACGATCCATGGACACAGAAGTTCGGCGAAGTGCCAAGCTATAAGACGGCAGAAGAAGCCGAGCAGAGCGGCATTCCCAGCCTTGGATCATCGATGGACGAGATCGCTAAGCAGCTGGGCGGCGAACTAATCCCAGAAGCTCCACAGTGCAGCCATGGACATCGAATCTTTAAGACTGGCGAAGCTAAGACTGGTAAAGCTTGGGGCGGCTGGTTCTGCGTCGAAAAGACCAAGGCGACACAGTGTTCGCCGCTCTGGTACGTCTTAGCCAGCGATGGCAAGTGGAAGCCACAGGTCTAAAGATGAGCGATTACATGGAGATTCTTTATCCTCAATCTATGACAGCCAAGCTTCTACAGAATGGCGAAGTAATTGCCGAGTATAAGATCGAACAGTGCGACAGCTGCGAGAAGTTAAAGAAGCTAGATAAGTTCGGTTATACCAAGGGACAAAGCCGAGAGAAGCTTATCTGGCTCTGCGGTGACTGTAGATGAAGATAAAGCCTACGATCGAAGATAAGGTCTTAGCTCACACAGTAGCTCTAGAACGAATCGCCCAGATCCAAGGTCAAGCAGACGCTTCCAGCAGATACGACAGAGAACTCGGCTTCCATGATTACGTCGCGCAAGTGGCCGAGTCAATAGTCGCCGAGATCTTAGTCGCTCGCTATTTAGGCTTTACGAACTTCGATCCAAGATCTTCACAGTTTAAGAAGACGGCAGATGTCGGAAGCTTTATAGAAGTGAAGTGGACGCGTTACGATTCCGGACAGCTCATAATCTACGAGAATGATCGCCAGAGCGATGTAGCTGTTCTAGTCGTAGGCACTAGCCCGAATTACAGACTAGCGGGCTGGATTCCAGTAGCGATGGCCAAGCGTCCACGATACAGACACGCCAAGCAGCCGACATGGTGGGTAACGCAACAGAATCTACAGCCGATCGAGAATCTTAAAGGGAGCAACTATGGACAAGCTGCGTTATAAGTGCCGAATGTGTAAGAAGGAGACCGAGCAGCTTATTCGTGTCATTACGGATAATCTTCCAGAGAATGTAAAGACGATCCAGTGCTGCGTCTGCTCGACTATGACAGTGGCACTAATTGGAGAAGCTAATGGCGACCTATGAGTATCGGTGCGAAGTGTGTAGTAAAAAGCTAGAAGTCCAGCGTCCTATCGAGGATACGCTGGCCAGAGATCCTTACTGTCCGAACTGCACTGTCCCTATGAAGCGCATTTACTCGCTTGGTGGCATCGTGTTTAAGGGTAAAGGATGGGGCGGTAAGCCATGAAGTTATCCACAGGGTTTATCCACAGTGTTAGTAAAGCTGTGGGACACTCCCAAGATTACGCTCCCTACTTGACACGCGCGCTACTATCTCTTCGCATGAAGCGAGCCGCTGAGGCGGGTAGCTCGCAAGAGCGAAAGATAGTTTTAGGGGCGGCTATTGCCTTAACGGCAACGCTCTCAATAACGTGCATTCCAGAAGCAACAGCTAAGAACTATTCTGTAGATCATCTAAAGCTCTACGCACATTCGAGGATTCTTGATTATAAAGAGTTCCAGTGCTTTAACAAGATCATAACTAAAGAATCTAGATGGAACTATAAGGCCAAGAACGGAAGCCATTACGGACTAGGCCAGATGAAGTCTCAGCATTACAGAGACCTAGATCCCTTTCGCATGATCGACGCCAGTCTTCGCTACATTACCATTCGTTATCAGACGAACTGTAAAGCTTGGGCATTCCATCAAGAACGGAATTATTACTAATGACTCTACACTCACAGCGTAAGAGCAACTCGACACAATGGAAGAAGCTAAGGCTACGAATCCTTAATCGTGATGGCTGGATCTGCTTCTGGTGTGGCCAAGAGGCCAACACTTGCGACCATGTAATCCCAGTAGCTAGGGGCGGTTCAGATGATCCAGATAACTTAGTAGCAGCCTGTAAAAGATGTAACTTTAGTCGTCAAGATCGACTCCCAGAGGAGATGGATTTAGTGAAGAAGAAGGTGGGCGGTGTTTTTTATAATAGCGATTCCAC